GGCTTGTAGCTCATCGGTTGCTCCTCTTGATGATGCGGTTGATAGCGGGCGGCTGGACCTGAGCGATCTCAGCAGCCTTGGTGACGTTGCCACCGGTGCGTCGCAGCACCGCCGACAGGTAAAGGGCGTCGAACACATACTGCGCCTGACGAAGTCGCAAAGGTGTGAGATGCTTTGCCAGCTTCTCGATGTCGTCCTCGGCGCTCACTCTTCAGACCTCATGTTCTCGTCGTATATGTCCTTGCGAGCCTTGGCACTCTCGCCCCGGGCGAGCCGGTTGGCCTTCGACTTCCCGAAAGCATGGCCGGCCCCCTCGCCGCGCGGTGCCTTGATCCCTCGCAGCCGATCTTCCTCCGCCTTGAGCTCGTCGAACAGTGATTTCTTGGACACGGTGTGTTTCCTTGATCCCGGAGTGTGCGCGGACTACTGTCCTGTTACGTGGCGACGACGACCAGTCGCAGGTCATCTATCAGGAAAGGGTCCTTCGTTCTCGCACGTTTGATGTGCGTCGGGTCACGTGAGTGATCCTCTACCCCTCCCAGACTGCCCCGTCAGCTGCTCGCTTGGCGGGGCTCTTTTTTGGCAACTCCTCTCGGCTTCAACGCGCGCACACAGCGCTTGCATAGACGCCCCTGCGGGCGGTTCTTCTGCGTGTACCGAGGCGCCCCGCAATGCGGGCAAGGGTCCTTGAGGTCCGACGGAGCGGGCCCTGAGTGCTTGTTGGGGACGTACCATGACCGGGGTGCCATCACCCGCCCTCCTTGGAGTGGAGGTCACGCAGCACCTCGATCACCTCGGCGGGAAGGACGTCGTTCAGGGGCTCGTCTCCGATGATGCCCACGCAGGGTGAGCCGCTCCCGTTCAGATAGGTGATCGTCCGCAAGGCAATCCCCATGAGGCGGGCTTTGTGCTCGGCCTTGGTCGCTCGATCTTCCCAGTGCTGCATGTACTCGGCGATCTCGTCGGCTTCTGACGGAGGCGCAGCCTCGGATATATCGCCACGATATATTGCCTGCAGCTCGTCGAGGGAGAGCCCCACATGTTCGTGCCTTACCTCGACAGGCTCGGCCCGGAACCTCCGGCGAGCACCTTCGCTGCCCTTGGACGACGGCCGGTCCCCGTGGTGCAACTGGGGCGACCAGCCTCCGCCCGTCATCGGGACCTCAACAAACCATACGCTCATGTCTTGTCCTTCCGGGTGGCGGCGTCGATCGCATCGCACAAGCGCTCGGCTTCCTGCGACCCATTCAGAGCGTCGCAGACTGCCCGCCGCGCGACCTCGATTGCCTCCGACCTGATCCTGTCCAGCGTGTCGGTCTCTTCGTCGGTGGCGAGGGCGAGGATGGCGTCACGTCGCGCGTCCATATCCATGACGATCAGACTGCGCTCGCCGTATTCTTCAACAGCGTATGCCCTGCCCTCTACCATCAAGGATGCTGCTTCCTCCGTCCTTACCGCCGCCAGAGCGCGGGCCTCGTCCCGTTCTTTTTTCACCTCGGCCAGCGCCGCCTCCAGAGCCTCGATGCGGTCGGCCATTGCAGAGATAAGTTCCGCCGTTTCCTCCGTCCGTGCCGCTGCCAGTACGCGCAGTTCCTTGTTTCTTTCCGCCGTTTCCCGCGCCTGATCGCGCCAGAACCGCCAGATGTTATGGCCCACATCCGCGTGTTCGCTGTCTATTGCAGCTTCCAGCTCTTCCACCCGTGCGCGGGCCTCGTCCCGCTCACGTTCCATCTCGGCCAGACGGGCGTCATACCGGGCTGTCGTCGCAGCTTCCCGATCCAACACCGACTTCAGGTCACGTTCCATCTCGGCCAGACGGGCGGTCATCTGCTCCAAAGCCTCACGGTTGCCGTGTCTGGCTTCGTCGTTTGCACGTTGTTCTAGGTCAGTCATCGTCCAGCTCCTCCATGACGCGCTTCACGAGGTCAAGCAGGCCTTGCTTGGCTGCCTCGTCGAAGTTTCCCGTGTAGCTGTCGTCCTTGCGACAGAGACGGATGTTGGTGATCAGCTCCATGCACATGGCCATGATGACGTCGAGCCGGGTGTGCAGCGGGCACACGCCGCTGAGCTCGATATTCGCCTGCGTCTGGATGAGGGCAGCCTGCACGATCTTCGCAACTTTCTCGGGATCGTCGCCACCCCCGTCACCGCCGCCCTCGGGGATCTGCTCGTCAAAGGGCATCGGCCACACTCCTCGTGTTGTCCACGATCTCAACATCCTCGATCCTGACCGAGAACGCCACAGATGAGCTGATGCGCTTGCCGGTCTTGCCGATCTCACTGATCATGACGCGGTCGAGCTCCGTGCGAGACATGCCCTCGACGTAGCCTACAGTCAAAGCCGTGTCGAACGAGTAGCGCTTGGCCCGCACCAACGTTCCGTCGCGGAGACCGTACTCCCGCATGACGACGTGGTTGTAGTCCAGCACGACCCGCTCCCGGTCTCTCCGGGCCCGCTCAAGCCGCGCCTCCGCCTCCCCCTCGACCAGCCGCGCCTCCAGCACCCGGTTGCGCAACGTCTCCATGCTTCTACCCTTACGTGGCATCTCGTTCTCCTATATATCGCCGCGATATATGTGTGTTGATGTGTATGCTACACGTTTATGTGGCCGGCACCAGCGCCGCGAGGGAAACCTGTCGTTTCCGAACTGGAGACACTCACGCGCCGCCGCTTGTCGGTTGAGGGAGCGCGCCGGGCGATCTCGTCGGCCACGTTGCGCCGGGCATCAGCTGCCGTGCGCCCATGGATCAGCACGATAGCATGCCTGCCTGCGAACTCCCACTCATAGCGAAGGTTCGACCTGCGCATAGTGACCGGACGCCCGAGGTAATCCTTGACGTAGTTCGGCAGCATGTGTGTGGAGTAGGCCTTCACACCTTGTCCTCCATGACGACGAGCTCCACGATGTCCCGGATGCCCGTGCTGTTGCCGTTGCCGAAAATAATCTGCCGGCCATGCACCTCGGCCACGGTGTCGTACCGCGGGAAAAAGTAGCCGCGCCCGGACCTGTCGATGTCACAGTCACGCAGATATTCGACCCTCTTGCCGATGAGCTTGCGCGCATCTGCCGCCGTGCGGAGACAGACGAGCTGACCCTCAAGCCTCTGCGTCATGACCACTTCCCCTGCGCCAGCTGCTCAAGGAACACGGCTTTCACGTGGTCAGCCATGAGCGGGTAGTGCTTGCCGTCGAGGAACAGCACGCTGCGCCCCGCGATCCGCCGGTCGAGATCCTCGACGCTCTCGATGATGTCGAAGTCGTCGCCGGCCATAGCCTCCCGCTGCAGCGCGCCCAGCGCCTCCTCAGCCTGCCGCCGGTAGTTCGCCTCGCGGACGGCCTCCAGCTCCTCAGGTGTGCGCGTCTCCTTGCCGCTATGCCCACCCAGTTTCGCCGTCATCCCAGCTGGCCACTGATACGGCTTGTCCACCTTGAGCTTCTTGCACAGGCGCATTTTGGCCGTCTCCTTGTCGTCGAACTGAGTGTCAGACGGGAGGATGCAGTTGACCAACGTCACGTTCCGGCCGAGCCTGAGGCCCCGCTTGAAGTGAGCGTGACGCAGCTCCGAGCCCTCACCAATGATCGTCCCCTCGCCGAACGTGATCGGGTTCATACCCGTGCCGCGGATCGCAGCATGGTCCATGATGATCACCCCATCACCGAACCGACAGCCACCATGAACCTTGACGTAATCGCCGACTACTGTCCCGCTGCCCACGGTCGTGTTCCGTGAAATGATGCAGGCGGGGCCGAGCCTGCTTTGAGCAGGGACAGGATGACCGGCATGACCAACAGTCGTGTGCTTCGGGACGATGTTCCCACCGTCTACGGTTTTATCGTACATCATTCAGTGAAATCCTCCAAGGTGCGACAAAATTGCTTCACTGAATACTAAGCGAATTAGAGCCTGTCAAGCGAGTATGTTGAGGGGTGTTCATGGAAACACGGCGTGATTAGGCCGGTCACCCCCTGAGATATCGAGGGGTGTTAATCGAGGCTTTGGAGCGAATGAGCGCGCTCGGAGCGCGTTATTGAGATATAAGTGCGGCTATTCAGTGAAATTGTAGGACAAACGGGACAAACACCCTGCAACGGTATCCAAAGTTTTGAGGGGTTAAGTGGTTGAAATCGCTTAGAGTATCCAGAAAAGGCAGTTTGGGACAGAATTTTAAGGGGGTACGGACGTTTGCGGTGTCGACGACCTTGACCAATCCGGCACAGCCTCGTGGTATATATATTCTTCTAGAGATGGATAAAGTGGATTTCTTGGATATGTCTGGGCATTTCATGGACTTAGCCGATCCCAAGTTGTCACATGTGCTCAGGTGTTTTGGATAGTTTGGATAATCAATGGTTTAGCCCCTCACCACAGAGCTGCCAACGCGTTGCAAACTTTTCCAGAAGCCCACCATGAATTGCGAACTACCGTACCGCTGCCTCGGCACCGATCGACGAGATGCCAAGACATGCGCATATATCGCCGCGATATATCGGGCCGCGCGGGCCTGATCTGCAGACACAAAAAAGCCCGCGCAACTTTCGCTGCGCGGGCTTAGATCTTCGGATGTGTGTGATTAGTGGTTCGGCTCCTCCTGCTCGGCGCGGGTGCGGCGCAGGTTCTCGACCGCCGCGGTCAGCTGCATCGCCGCGGCGCGGTTCGTGTCGTCGACAGCGTCCGGGTTCGCGGTCATCGTGGCGCGGACGAAGGCGATCATGCCGGACAGCATGTCGTCGAGCTGCTCAGTTGTGGACAGCTGCGGGACGGACATGCCGCCGAAAGTTGCCTTCGCGGCCTCGGCCTGCACCTTCTTGCCACCTTTGACGATGGTCCGCCCGACGATGGTCTGAGGCGCGGGAGCCGTGGGCGCAGGCGTGCCGGTCGAGACCTTGGCGCCGCGCTTGCGGCCCGACGCGTTGGCGGCCTTGATCCCTGCAGCCTTCACGCGGCGCGACAGGCGGTTTGCGGCCATGGCGCGCAGATCCTTGTGCTCAGGCTTGGCGGCCTCTGCAAGGTTCGCCTTCGTCCGGGTGAGCCCGAGCGCGGCGCAGACGACAGCGGTCTTATACGCGTCCGCGTAGGGCTTCGGGATCGCGCCACCGACCGCGACCGCTTTCAGCGCTTCGACCTCATCGGCGAAGCTCTTCTCACCCGCGTATGCGGCTTTCGAGAGAGTGTTGAGCTTCGCGGCGTCGATTTCAAATTTAGCCATTGTGTCAGTTCCTTGTAGTTTGGCGGATATATCGTCGCGATATATCGGCCGGGGTTGCGCCGAGGGCCAATCCCTCGACTATGTATAGATTACGACATATCACCATCTAAGTCAACAAGTTTTTTACATCTAAAAATCTATCTCAGATCGGCAATCCCCCGATATATCGCCGCGATATATCAGAGCTGCTCAGGTGTGTGCGGCCTGTGCGCGCGGCATGACTACGGTCCCGGCCACATGTGACAAACTCCTGCACGCTGCGTGACTACGGTCCCGGTCCTATGCACGGTTTCGATATATCGCAGCGATATATCCGCGGCCTGATCGTCGCGTCGCGATGACGGCATGACTACGGTCCCGGTCATACGCACAAAAGGCGCACACATGTGCGCGGGTGCTGCCTGTCGTGCAGACACAAAAAAGCCCGGGCGATTTCTCGCCCGGGCTGGCAGCTAGTCAGGTGTGGTTCACTCGGCCTTGATCGCCTCGGCAAAAGCGTCCAGCGCGGCCGCCTGTTTCAGCGTGAAGTGCTTGGCATTTTTCTTCTGCGCTGCCCGCATCTGCGCCACCTTGCTTTCAAGGTAGGCCATCACCTCGGCCGCGTTGACCAGCGTGGGCACCGCCGGCGTCACCGACTTGGGCATGGTGCCTTCACCGGCGGCCGGTGCCTCGGCTGTCGCCTTGGGCGGTGCCACCTTGGTGCCACGCTTGCGGCCGCTCGCGTTGCCCGGCTGGACGCCGGCGGCTTTGACACGGCGCGACAGGCGGTTGCGTGCGGCTGCCCAGTCGTCTTTCCGCGTGGCGCGTTCCTTCACGACCAGCTCGCGATTGGCTTTCGTGTTCGCAAGGCCTGCCTTAGCGCACACCACGCCGGCGCAGTATGCCAGCGAATAGGCGGGTGCGAGCTTGCCTTTCACCGCGTTGGCTTTGATCAATTCAATCTCTTTTCCGAACGCCACTTCACCGGCGAAGCCAACGCGAGCGAAGGCATTGAGAGTTTCAGCGTTGATCGGAGCTTTGGTTTGCTTAGCCATAGTTTTCTAGTCCTTTGTAATGCCGGGTGGCACCGCGCCACCCGGTGACAATCAACCTAATCATATCTTCGCAGCTTGCAAGGCCTTGCGCACCAGAGCGACGGAAACAATCTTCGCGCACTGTTTCGCATCTCGATATATCGCCGCGATATATCGCGTTTCCGCGCGCATCTCTCCCCCTGCAGCGTGGCGTTGCGTGGCGCGCATCCCCTCCCCTGCCCGGCACCCGATCCCCCCATGCCAATAAGCATCCTTATTTTTCAGCCGGACCCCCACCCGGGGGGTTTAACAAAAAACCACCGTCCCCCAGTTCGGGTGTTGCTCACACACCGCGCAAAAAATTCCCCAAATTAGATTTTAAACATTTCAAAACTCCTCAAACCCCCGCAACTCCCGTCCCCGATCTGTTTCCGCCGATCCGACCGGCCTCCAGAAAACCACCATGAATAACAAGAGCTCCTCAGATGTAGACAACAGCCCTGAGTGCAGCTACATTCGACCACAACACCTGCATGAAGGTCAGACATGAACGCCGTCGCCACCATCGACCACGAGATCGACCTCGGTTACCCCGCGACGCTCCCGCTTGAACTGGCGCTGAGGATCGCGACGCCAAAAAAGATCTGCGAAGCCTACGGGATCACGAAGCACGAGTTCGAAACGCTCTGCCGGAACCCAACGTTCCTCGAAGATCTGAGGCGTGCCCGGGAGCTGGTGCGCAGAGAGGGCATGAGTTTCCGGCTCAAGGCCATGATCCAGTCCGACGAGCTGCTCAAGACCTCGTGGGGGATGATCCACAACCCGACTGTTCCGGCGACGGTCAGGGCTGACCTGATCAAGTTCACCGTGCGGGTGGCCGGGCTGGACGCCAGCAAGGATGGCGGCGCGTCCGGCGAGGACAGGCCTACATTCAGCATCACCGTGAACCTCTGAGGCTGCATGACGCACGAGCAGATCACCTATACGCCGCCTCCGACCATCAAGAGGTTCATCCGGCACCACCGGAAGGGTGAGCTTTTCTACTCGTTCATCGTCGGGCCGGTCGGATCGGGCAAGACGACCGGGATTTTCTTCAAGCTCGTCGCCATGGCGAAGCTCCAGAAGCCCGGAAAAGACGGGATCAGGCGCTCTCGGGCGGTTGTCGTGCGGAACACGCTGCCTCAGCTCAAGGATACCACGTTGAAATCGTGGGATTACTGGTTCAAGGACGGTCAGGCCGGTACGTGGAAGGAGACCGAGAAGAAATTCACGCTCCGGTTCGACGATGTCGAGTGCGAGGTGCTGTTCAGGGCGCTCGACACCCCTGCGGACATCGCGCGCGTGCTGTCTCTGGAGATCACGTTCGCCATCATCGACGAATTCGTGGAGATCCCGCAGGCGATTATCGACGCATTGTCCTCTCGTCTGGGGCGCTATCCCTCGGCGAAGGATGGCGGCGCGACGAATTGGGGTATGTGGGCCTCGAGCAACCCCTCGACAGAGGACAACTGGTGGTTCGACTACCTGCACAAGGATCTGCCGGGCAATGCGGAGTACTTCCTGCAGCCCTCGGGCTTCGCTCCGGACGCGGAAAACATCGAGAACCTGCCCGGCGGCCGGGAATATTACGTCAATCAGGCCATCGGGAAGTCGAAAGCCTACATCGCGCAGTTCCTTGAGGCCCAGTGGGGCTTCTCGGTGGTGGGTCAGCCGGTCGTTCCGAGCTTCGACCCGGTCATGCACGTCAGTGCGGACAGGCTGCTCTGGGATCCGATGCTGCCTCTCGTGGCAGGGTTCGACCCCGGGCTGGGCGGATCGGCCTTCGTGTTCGGCCAGCAGACCCTCGACGGGCGCCTGAGGGTGCTCGGGGAGCTGGTGCAGAAGAACATGGGGGCGCGGCGGCTTATCGACGAGCGGGTCAAGCCGTTCCTGAGGGCGAAATTCCCGGATGCGCAGTTCATCGTGGCGCCGGACCCGGCATCCAGCTACCGCAGCAACTCGGACGAGCAGACCGTGCTGGAGGTACTTCGTCAGAACTTCGACGTTTCGATCGAGACCAATAACCGGCTGTCCCTCCGGATCGACGCGCTGGAGCACTACATGACCCGGATCGTGGGGTCGGAGCCCGCGTTCATCGTCGACCAGCAGGCGTGTCCGATCTTTCTCAGGGCGCTCAGGGGCGGCTGGCGCTATGCACTGGACCCGAAAACTGGTAACCAGAGATCGCCGGAGCCCGACAAGAAGAACCCCTACTCTCACCCCGGCGACGCAGGGGGCTATCTGGCGCGGTACTTCCATCGCGAGGGGCAACGTGAGATAAGGCGGAAGAAACGTGCCACTGGCACGGTCCCGCGGCTCCAGAACGTTTACCACTTCACGTGAGGCACAGGCCATGAACCAGATGAACCCGAAGCTGCCTCCCGTTACGGTGGATGCCGGTCCCGGCGAGGACGTCCCGGTCCGTAAGATCGACCCGACCGAGATGGCGATCATCGGGACCAAGCTCAAGGAGATGTTCGAGGAGTACAAGAAGGACCGCTCGAACGCGGAGCGGAACTACATCAAGAACCTCCGCCAGTTCGCAGGCAAGTACGACCCGGAGATCGAGCAGAAACTACCTCCCAACATGTCAAAGGCTTACCCGCGGATCACGCGGGTCAAGGTACTTCTGACGCTCGCGCGGCTCATGAACCTGATGTTCCCGGGCAACGAGAAGAACTGGGAGATCAAGGCGACCCCGTCCGCGGACATCACGCCCGAGGATGTCATGGCGAAGCTGCAAGAGATCGCGATGCTGGACGCCACGGTCGCGCCTCCGGGCGACCCCGGGCAGGCAGAAGCCAGCCCAGAGCAGGTCGAGCAGCAAGGTCCACAGCAGGGCATGCCGCCCATGCAAGGCCCGCCCAAGCCGAAGGTCACGGCTGCCACGGTGCGCGCCGCGGTGCAGGAGATCGCGGAAGAGCGCGCCCGGGAGCTCGAGATCGAGATCGAGGACCAGCTCGCGGAGATGGGCGGGGACCAGAACCCCGACTTCATCGCGCTGGTGCGGTCGGTTCTGCGGTCCGGGATCATGTACGGCCCCGGCTTCCTGCACGGCCCGTTCGCGCAGCCGACGACGATCACGACATGGGACGTCGAGGGAGACGTGCCGCGCGTTCGCGAGCAGACCACATACAGGCCGTATTTCGACTTCATCTCGGTCTGGGACCTCTATCCGGACATGAACGCGAAGAGTTTCGCAGACATGGAAGGATACTGGGTGCGCAAGGTCATGACGCGGGCCCAGCTGCGTGCGCTGGGGCGGCGTGAGGACTTCTTCGAGGATCAGGTCAAGGCGGCGATCAAGCAGCACCCGGACGGCAACTACAAGCCGGAGAACTTCGAGAACTCCCTGCGCGACATCACCGCAGGCGAGGAGCGGTCGTTCAAGCCGGGCGGTAACCGGTACGAGGTGATCTGCTACCACGGGACGATCAGCGCCAAGGATCTGAAGCGTGCAGGTGCTGAGGTGCCGAACGACAAGATCACGGACGACGTCGATGCCGAGATCTGGATGGTCGGGAACAAGATCATCAAGGCGGACATCAACGCGTGGCGCAAGCTCGGCAAGGAGGTCCGCACCATCCACACGTTCGTGTTCGACGAGGACGACACCACCCTCGTGGGCAGCGGGCTGCCGGCCGTCATGCGCGACAGCCAGATGTCGATCGCCGCGGCGGCGCGGATGGTGCTGGACAACGGGTCGATGGTCTGTGGCCCGACGCTTGAGATGAACGAAGACCTGCTCAGACCTGATCAGGACACGACCAGCATCGGCTCGTACCGGATCTACTACCGCGAAGGGGTGGGTCAGGATGCCAACGTCCCGGCGGTGCGGAACGTCGCGGTCGACAGCCATATCCCGGAGCTGCTGCAGATCATCAGGCTCTTCATGGACTTCGCCGATCAGGAGACCTTCGTGAACCCGCAATCCGGCCAAGAGGCGCCGCGCGGGACCGCGGAGCCCATGCGGACGGCAGCCGGGGCGAGCATGCTGCGCGCTGACGCGGCCCTGCCGTTCAAGGACGTAGTCAGGAACTTCGACACCTTCACCCAGTCGGTCATACAATCGCTGATCACGTTCAATCAGGTCTTCAACCCCCGGGTGCCGAAGGGCGATTACAACGCGGTAGCGCGTGGCGCGACCAGCCTCATCGCCAAGGAGGTTCGGGGTCAGCAGATGGACCAGCTGGCGGCGACCCTCACAGAAGACGAGCGCTTGGACGTCGATACCCGCAAATTCACCGAGGCCCGGTTCGCGGTGCGTGATCTCCAAGGGCTGCTGGTGGCGCCGCAGGAAGCCGAGCGTCGTCGGAAGGCGCGGGACCAGCAGCAGGCCGAGATGGCTGCACAGGCCAAGCAGATGTTCGAGGCAGAGCTGCGCAACGTCCTCACCGAGGCGGCCAAGAACATCGCCCTTGGCGAGAAGAGCATGACCGCGGCCCAAGCCCAAACGGTCAACACAGCGCTGGAGGCGCTAGAGCGAGGAGTAATGCCGGATGTCGAGCAGCAACCCCAAGGAGACGGAAGCGGAGCTTCTTGATCAGATCAGGAAGTACCTCGGCACCCCTGAGATCATCCTTATCCGTAAATGGATGGAGGCGTTGCTTGAAGGTGCCAAGGATGATCTCGTGACTTGCTCTCCCGATAAACTGCAGAGCACTCAGGCCGAAGCACTGGTCTACAGAAATATATTGCGTAAGCTGGAGCGTGCAGCTTACAAACATGACCAGTATCTGAAACAACAACTGGCGAAGTAACCGGAGAGCACAATGACCACCAAACCGAAAGCCGACGACTTCGACGCCGCCTTCGCTCAGGCATCCAAGGATGATGACGCTGCTGCGGCTGCCGCTGCTGAGAGCGCTCAGGGCGACGGTGACGGCGGCGATGAGGATGATGCCGATGCTGCCGCCGCGGCAGCCGGTGTTGCCGAGGAGGAAGCTGATGCTGCCGCTGCTGAGGCCGCGAAGGGCGGGGAAGACGCTGACGCTGGTACAGGGGACGATCCTGATGCTGATACTGGTGATGCTGGCGATGGAGGAGAGAAGGGCGGCAAGGAAGATGACGCCGCGAAAACTCCCCCTCCCGAAGAACCTGCGCTGACGAACGAGGAGCTGCTCGCGCGGATGTCCGAGCTTTTGGGCAAGGGGTCGGCCGAGCAGCACCAGCAACAGCAACAGAAAGATCCACCCGCGAAGGCTCAGCCCGATGCCGAGGGCGCGAAGGAAGAAAAGCAGGAGCAGCAGCCCCTCTATACTCCAGAAGAGGAGCAACTGCTCGAGGCCTACCGGAACGACTGGCCGGACATCGCACGAGCCGAGGCCTTGTCGCGTCGTCAGGAGTACCAGCAGCTGCTCCAGTTCGTGTTCTCGCAGGTGAAGCAGGTGCTTGACCCGATCAGCGAGACCGTGGATGTGATATCCAATCAGGCGCACCTGCAACAGCTGCAGACCCAGATCGCCGACTATGATGACGTTCGCGATAAGGTCGTGCAGTGGGTCGAAGGACAACCTGCCTACTTGCGGGCAGCTTATGAGCATGTTATCACTCAAGGGACTGCAGAAGAAGTTGCAGACTTGGTGGAGCGGTATCGAAAGGAAAACGGTATCGAGGCGCCTAAGGCCAAGGCTTCTTCTGGCGAACAACAACAACAGTCTCAGGACACTGAGCTGCCCGCAGCCACCAAAAAAGCGGCGGCTGGTCTGGCTCCAGTCAGGTCCAAACGGTCAACGCCAAGTGGGTCTGCCGATCCGGCAGATTTCGACGCGGCATTCGCGGAGTTCGCGAAGAAAATCTGATCATTTTGGTCTAGGAGCAGAACATGATCTATGGTGACATCTCCCCGGCAATCGCGGCCTACTCGGTCGTTCGCATGCTCAAGCGTGCCATGCCGTACCTCTGCCTCGAGAAATTCGGGCAGACCTATGAGCTGCCGACGAACAACACGCAGACTGCGAAGTTCCGTCGGTACTTCCTCGTCGGTGCGACCGGTTCCGCTGGTTCCGGCAACCCTGCAGAGCCCTTCAACATCCCGGTTCGGATCGAGCCCCTGATCGAAGGCGTCACGCCGCAGGGCTCGCGTCTGGCCAATCAGGACTACACGATCACGCTGCAGCAGTACGGCGACTTCATCACGATCACCGACGTGATCGAGGACACGCACACCGATCCGGTCCTGCGTGTGTCGACTGACGTGCTCGGCGAGAGCGCGGCACTGACGCTGGAGACGCTGCGCTTCAACGTCCTGAAGGCCGGCACGAACGTCTTCTACGCCAACGGCGTGGCAGGTCGTGCGAACGTCGTGGCTCCGATCTCGCTCGCAGATCAGCGCCGCGTCACGACCGGCCTGAACCGCCAGAACGCGAAGAAGATCTCTTCGGTCGTCGCGTCCACCCCCGACTTCAACACCAAGTCGGTCGAGGCGGCGTACATGGCGGTGTGCCACCCCGATCTGGAGACCGACATCCGCTCCATGGCTGGCTTCAAGCCGGTCGCGGATTACGGCCCCCACACCACGCCCTTCGAAGGCGAGATCGGCTCGGTCGAACAGGTCCGCTACCTAACCTCCACGGTCATGCAGCCGTGGCCGGATGCAGGCGGCACCGCAGGCGCCAACCGGTCCACGACCGGCACGAACGCCGACGTCTACCCGATCCTGTTCTTCGGCCGCGACGCGTTCGGCATGGTGCCCCTCAAGGGCAAGTCGTCGATGACCCCCATGGTTGTGAACCCCAAGCCCTCCGCAGGCGACCCGCTCGCTCAGCGTGGCACCGTGGGTTACAAGTTCTGGAACGGGACCATCATCCTGCAGGAAGCCTTCATGGCTCGTCTGGAAAGCACGGCGACCGCATAACGGGAGGGGCCTCCGGGCCCCTTTCAGTTGCCCTCAGCAAAGGAACCTGAACCATGAACTACACTGCAAACGCCAACGCCGGGTCCTTCGACATGGCGAACATCATGTCCGGCACCTTCACGGCGGACGGCACGGTCACCGTCGTGAAGCTGGGCTTCCGCCCGCGCTTCGTGAAGGTGTACAACGCAACCGACGCGATCACCCACGAGGCGACCGATACCATGGCTGGTGCGTCCCTTCGTCAGGTCGCTGCCGGCACCCAGACGGTGCAGGCCGACACGATCACGTTCACCGATACCGGGTTCACGATCCCGGCAGGTGTCGCGATCGACACGAAGGTCCTCCACTTCGTCGCGATGCGCTAAGGATCAGGGGGCTTCGGCCCCCTTTTCCACGGAGAGCCTTATGGATGAAGCGGTACCGGGGATGCTGATCATGACAGACGAGATCAAGGTTAAAGCCGCAGGCAACGGCTACACTGTCGAGATGCGTGATCCCGACATCGAGAAGCAGAATGCGAAGGCCGATGGGCCGTACCGCAGTCCATATGTCGAGTTCGTCTTTACCGAGAAAGAGGAGCTCTTCAAGTTCCTCGACAAGGCCATGGACAAGCTGTCGAAGGGCGACGAATACGACACAGCATTTTCACGGGCAATGACAGAGGAAGCTGACGATGATTGACGAAGACGAGCCGATCAAAAACGAGGTCATCGCTGACGCCGACGACGGTGACGAGCCGGAGAAGGCTGCCAAGGCCGACGCGAAGCCTGCGGCGAAGAAGCCTGCGGCGAAGCGGACCACGAAGCCCAAGGACGACCGGGTCACCATCCTCCTTGAGGAGAACGACGACATCCCCCCAAACGGTCTGTTCTTGGGCTTGAATGGTCGAGGGTATCTTCTGCGCCCCGGCGAGAAGGTCGCAGTCCCGGCCGGGATCGTGGAGATCCTCGAGAACGCGGTCATGTCTGCCCCTGTCGTGGACCAGCAGACGAAACAGGTTATTGGCTATCGGGATCGGTTGAAGTACCCTTTCCGCAAAGTCTAACGCGAAAGGTGCCTCATGAACGTCGGCGAGCTGCTCTTCGAGCTGAGGCACAACATCCTGCACGACCGGAGCAATCAGGTCGCGGGCGACGGAAACGACCGTCTCTGGAGCGATGCCACGCTCGTGCGATACATCGACGAAGCTCAGCGGCGCCTAGCGCGGCTGGGCTTCGTCATTCGGGATCACCGCAACGAAGAGACATGCGTCCTGCAGACAGTCGCAGGGCAGGCTGAGTACGACCTACACCCCGCGGTGCTTGCAGTTATCTCCGCGCGGCGGGACGGGCAGAACGGGGACCTGCTCCGTGTCGGCCACGCGTCTGTGGGCGGCTACCAGCTCCCCGGTGTCCAGCCCTCCATGGGTGAGAATATCGTGGGCCTCCCGCAAGGCCCGGCGCTCGCGTTCCAGACTGACGAAGGTCTGAGCGAAGACGACGAGGGCAGCGTGGGCGTCACGACCATGCGTATCTACCCGACCCCAGCCGAGGCAGAGACGATCCGCCTCCGGGTGATCCGGGAACCGATCTACCGCCTCAGCACGGACGATCTGGAGGCAGTTCCGGAGGTCCCCGAGCACCACCATCTTGAGATGCTGGACTGGGCCGCGTACCTCGCGCTGCGGATCGTGGACGTTGACGCGGGTAGCCCGCGTAGGGCAGAAGATTTCAAGAAATCGTTCGGTTCGACGGTCGGATTGGCCCGCAGGACCTCCATGCGGAAACTTCACGCACCTAGCCGCCCGGGCTTCGGGGAACGTGGCTGGTCTTGGGAGAGATGAGATGGCAGGAAACAACGAGACACGTCAGCGTCGCGGCCAATCGTCGGCCATGCCGCCCATCATGGGGCCGCCGGCCCCAGCAGCCGCCCCGCAAACGCGTTCGGAGGCTCTGAGCGGCGTGCTTCCTCAGGTGCTGCGGACCATGATCCCCGGCATCCGCAACCTCGACGCAGTGTCAACTCCTCAGGCGAGGCAGGCTCAGGCCGCAGTGGGGCAGGACATATTCGGCACCGTGGCAGGGCTGGCAGGTGCGACTGATGCGTCCGAGGCAGCCTTCAATCGAGCAGAAGCGATCCGGGCAAACGGCCCTGCAGCGGCCCGGACAGCACGTGGTCAAACGGCTGCGCCAGATGCAGCTGCTGCAGCTACGGCTGCTACGACCCGACCTCAGCCTCGACCGCAACTCACGCCGGAGCAGGTGAGGGCCAACGCTATGCAGCAGCTCTCTCAGTACAACGTCGCGGAGCTTGCTGCCTTGCAAGGCCTCATGCCGGCGCCGCCTGCGAGCTTGAGCCCTGTAGAGCAGGCACAGCAGACGATGTTCGATTTCGCGCAGCGAGAGTACCTGAGGTCGCAGGGGCCGAACGCGTCGGTAGAGGAGGCCGCGGCCGGGGCCAACAGGTTCATGCAAATGCTTGCCCAGATCAGCAATCCAAACCCGCTGCTCATGCCGACGGAGTAACTCGTGGCTGTAGATCCGATCACCGGCCAGTTCGTCTCCGTCTTTGCGCCGGGTGCTCGTGGCGGCATTGGTATGCCCGACCCCAACATCCAGCGGAGGTGGGACAACGCGCCCGGCACTGTGTTGAGCCGGGCCTTTGGCCGTGGCATCGACGCAGTTCAGCGGAACCTCGGGTCAACTATCGAAGGTCTGGGCAACACGACCGGCATTCAGGCCCTGAGCACCTACGGCGCAGGGTCGGTCGCACGCAACCAAGCTGAGATCGACGCCTCCCGGGCGATGGAGGGCGACGGGATCGCCACCTTCCTCGGGAGCATCCTCGGCGAAAACGCACCTCAGCTGGCCGCGAGTGCAGGCCTACCTGCAGCAGGCGCGGCAGTCGGTACTGCGCTGGGCCCCGGGGGTACCGCTCTAGGCTTCGGTCTCGGCACCGCGGCGTCGTTCTTGTTCAACTATGGGCAGCTTGCTGGTGAGAACCGTGAGGCGCAGCGGGCCGAGAATGCCCGGTTGGGGGTCGACGCCCCGATCGACGAAGGTGCCGCGTTCGGTACCGCGGTGGGCCAGTCCGCACTCGAAACCCTCGGCGGCGCGCTGCAGGGCCGACTGGCGCTGCGGGCAAGCCGTGAGGCATCTCGCCTCCTTTCGCGTGAAGGTGCGCGAGAGGTCGGTAGGGCTGTGGTGCAAGGTGCAGGCATCGAAGGTGCGACTGAAGCCAGTCAGCAGGCTGCTACTCGGGTACAGGCAGGGCAGGATCTCACGAGCAGGGAAGCCATTCAGGATCTGGCGATCGCCGGTCTGGCTGGCTCGATCCTTGGCGGAACACTCGCCGGCGGCGGTGCGACCATAGGTGTCGCGGCGCGTCGGAGCACTGAGGAGGTTGCGAGGAGCGTCGACGAAGCGATCGCTTCTGTGCCGCCATCAGAGGCTCAGCCTCAAGGTGAGTTGTTCGACAACTTGGATGCAGCTACTCCGTCTCCGTTCGCGTCAGTGACCGATCTGGATCTCGTGCAGGCGCTTCAGGCTGCTCAGACGAGTGCAGCCCAAGAAAATATGGCCCGGGACGAAGCTGATCCGCTAGGACCTGCAGGCGAGCTGATGGCACAGCTGCGCGCGGAGGTCGATCGTCGTGGACTGGAGATCACCCCTCAGGCCATCGACACCGGCGCGCTGTTCGAGGGGCAGACACGCCAAGATCTGAACAAAACGTTGCGGACGCTCAACCGGCAGGCTGAACGTGGCGGCCTGACACCTGCAGATATCCAGCTTCAGGCCGCGGTGCAGGCAGAACTCCGGCAGCGCGATGCGCAGAGAGCATCTGACCCGCAGTTGTCGATGATCCGCGACAACGCAAGGCCCTCCCAGTCGCGCACTGCGCTCCGCGATCTTCGCGACGGTGCGCGCAACGAGGTGCAGGCAGAGATGGTGCGGATGGGACTTCCGGCCACGTCGCGGTTCGCCAAGCAGTCCAAGGCCCGCAGCGTGGAGGAGCTTTATGGTGAAGTCGCTGATCTCATCGCGAGTATTGATGCTGGCACAGCATCGCAAGCGGATGAAGCGGCATTCAACAAAACCACGTTCAGGCTGGCAGAGGCTATGGGCTTTGACGGCAAGCTCGACGAGCGGATTGCTGCGGCTCAGCAGGAGCGTGACAGCATCGAGCTTCCGACATCTACGCAGGTCCAGACACCAGAGGGCGCTGCAGCGTATGCTCAAGCCATGCAGGCGCGGCAGCAGGCGGATGCGCGTGTCAAGGAGCTCACTACCGCCAAGCAGCGACTTGCGGATTTCGAGGCTCGTCGGGCCAAACGGCTGGACCAGAAGGCCGCCCAAGAAGCCATCGTGGGTGACCCAGCGAATGCGCGACCACTCGGCGAGGCATTTGCCGCCAATCCCGAGGATGGTCCATCGTGGGTCGATCGGTACACAAACCTTCCCGAGACACTGACCGACGGTCAGGTGCAGGCTCTGACCCCGGCAGATGCGGAAGGATCATTTGGCACGGTGTTCGCCGAGGCGCTCAACAGCGCCCAGCGCGCGCGACTGGCGCGGCGGGCCGAGCTCGACCTGCAAGAGCAGCAGTTCACTCAGGCTGAGCGCGCACGGATGGAGCAGGAGATCCGGCCGACGGAGATCACCGGCCGCACCATCAACGGCGCGGACGTCACGGTGAGCTTCACCCGCGGCGCCCCCGTGACGCTTCAGCGCCGAGACGGCCAGTGGTTCGTCGATAACCGCCCGGTGGGGCGGAAGCTTGATGCTGCAATCGCGGCAGTTCGGGATGCTCGGGATGTCGAGGCAGGCTTCCTTCGGGTTGCACCGGTGTCGGATGGCGGGCAGACCGCGCTTGCACCGCGCGGCCCGGCACGCGTGGCACAGGTCAAGGCCGCGATCAATGAGGCCATGAAGGGCTGGGATGCCCCCTACAACGTCTACGTCGTGTCCAACGTGAGCCAGCTGCCGGCGAGCACGCGCGCGAGGATGAACAACACAGAGGTGAGCGGTTTCGTAACCGAGACCGGAGAGGTGGGGATCGTCGCAGACAACCTCCGCAGCCGAGAGGAGGCTGTCGCGAACCTCTACCACGAGGTGCTGGGCCACGTAGGCTTGGCACGGCTGTTCGGCATCAAGCGTGCTGAGACCCTTCAGAAGATGTACGATAACAGCCCAGCCCTGCGTGAGATGGTCGATCAGTGGAAGGTTGCGATCGGTCCGGACGCCTTGGCCTACTACGAGACCAAGCCGTTTTGGGTGCAGATCGAGGAAGCCATCGCGACCCGGTCCGAGAGCGGGCCGATCCGGGCGACATACATGCAACGCATGGCCAAGATCGTGGCGGACTTCGCACGGCGGATAGGCCTGAAGATGAAGATCGGCAACGCAGAGCTGACCGCCATCTTGGCCGAGGCACACAAGCGAGCCATGCAGGGCGGCGACAGCGCCCCGGTGGGCACGGACGAGAAGCGCCCGGCCCCGGCCGAGATCCCTGTCAGACCGATGCCGACCGCTCCGGAAATACTGGAAGCTGCCCAGACGTATGGCGATCCGAACACCGCGACGACCATGCTGCGGGTCGCGGCGCAGGCGACGACCGGGCTTCCGAACACTCCGCAGGGTAACGACACCGCGATTGGCCGGGTGATCAGGGTCGCGGAGCAGGGCTACGAGCGTCTCAAGAAGCGCTTCAGCCCAGACGTCAGCGAGCCGATGCGAAAGGGTTCGCTGTACTTCCTGTCGCTGAACCACATCGTTCAGACGTATGGTGAATTGTTCCCGATGACGACGAGCGACGGGGTCCGCACCAACGCGCTCGCGCACTTCGACGCTGCGCAGAGCATGCGTAACGTCGTGCATCAGATCTACTCCCGGATCGGCAAGGACCCGATCTCGAGGATGGGCGCCCTGAAGCCGAAGCTTGAGGCCGACGTGCGCGTGCTTATGAACGCGACCTTCCTGCGAGTTGACCCGCGCAAATCACTGGAGAGCCATAACCACCTGACTGCGCAGGAGAAAAACGAGGTCCGGAAAAATTATAACATCGCCCGCGAGGCGTGGATGCGGGTCAGCCGTAACCGCGAGGCGCGCAAGGTCTACGACGACATGATTGCGGTGAACGAGGCCACCTATCTGCAGCAGCACACGCTCGACCTCTACGATGTGATCCGGGCCTCGGGCGAGATCCGGCAGAACATCCCGGCTGCCCGGCGGAACCCGATCAAGAGGTTCACCGAGGCACACGAGAAGCAGGATAACCCGCTGCATGTCAGGGAATTCTGGCAGGCTGAGGTCAACACCATGCTGTCTCAGGCCAAGACCTTCGTCAGTGCCTACAAGAGCCAGCCGGTTCAGTCTCAAGATGCCGGCCGGATCACGACGATGCTCACGGCGCTCGAGGAGCAGATCGCGAAGACGGAGAGCCAGCTCCGGCAGATGAAGGAGTACCCGTACTTCCACGTCGGTCGTTTTGGGAACTTCACCGCAGCTTTCAGGCTCAAGACCATCGTCGGCCCTGACGGGAAGCGTGTCGTCGATCGTCGCGCCAGAGAGGTGGTGGGTCAGCGGCTGCAGGAGCGTGGCTACGAAAACATCGAGATCAGCGAGAACGCGAATGGTGCGTCTGTGTTCATGCGGTTGGACAACCGGTCCAGCGCAGACGATGTGACCGCGCTGGCTACGGCGCTTCAGGCAGAGGGCTATGTGACCGAGGTCAAGCAGCCTAATGAAGTCGACCCCATGGAGTTCCTGCAGGAAAGCTCCCAGCGGATGCTGACTACGTTGCTCGAAGAGGTAAGGCTCTCGAACCAGCCTCCAGCTGGAGCGGATCAGGCCACGATCGACGCGAACGCTGCCTACGTGAAGCGCTTGACTGAGGACCTCAAGACCGCGTTCTTCAACCGTCTGCCCGATCGGTCGCCTGCAAAGGTCATGGCGCAGCGTGAGTTCCGCTCCGGCTACGACAAGGACATGGTCAGGGCTTACGCACAGCGTCAGCAGATCGCTGCCATGTCGGCCGGGTCGCGGCTGGCAGGTGACATGATCGGCGAGGCCTTCACGGGCATGACCGACAACCTGCAGCGTGAGGATAGCCAGAACCGCTGGGCGATGATCTCGATTGCGCGCGAGATGCGGCACCGCGAGGCAGAGCGTCCTGAAACCATGCTCAGCGAGTTCCTGAACGGCTTCCGGGCCGTCAACCACAACTACTTCCTCGCGATGAACCCCGGCTACTGGCTGACGCAGATCACGCAGGTGGGCACCAACGCGTGGCCTGAGCTGGTCAAGCAGGGCGCCAGTTACCGCGAGGCGCTAGGCGCGCTCACGGGCGCTGCCAACCCGGCGGGCAAGATTGTGAAGGCCGCGATGCAGAAGGCCGTGGAGCAGGGCTGGAAGGAGCACGCAGCGGACCCATCCATCACCAACGAGGTGCTGAACACGGTGCAGCTTTCCGACGATCCTGTCGAGGACAAGTCCATCAAGGACTTCGTCATGTACATGATCAACACCGGGAGCATCGACATCGGGTCTCAGGCCCGGGCGCTCGGGCGTGCGGCGGAAGCTGGTGGGAGCGGGAACACGTTCGACGACACCATGCGCTGGGCCTCTTCGGGCAGCTACTACCTTGAGATGACGACGCGCCTGACCGGCGCGCTCGCGGCTCGACAGATCGCTATCAAGCAGGGCAAGGACTTGGACGGTCAGCGGCAGATGGGCCGGACTGTCGTGAACGAGGCGTTCTTCAACTACACCGAGGCGAACCGGGCACGGGCGTTCAGTCGGCAGGGCATCGTCAACGAGTTCACTCCGCTGGCGACAGCCTTCCTGAGCTTCCAGTTTTTCATGACTGAGAAGTATTTCCGCGAGTTCGCAACCGCGATCGGTGCCAATCGGAACACTCCTGAGGGCAAGGCTGCCCGGCGCTGGCTTGGGTCGCATCTTGCCGTCATGGGCACGCTCGCAGGTGGTCTTGGCCTCCCGTTCGTCACCGTCATCGCTCGGGTAATCGACGGCATGGCAGATCTGCTTGGCGATGACGAGGAGCCATATCAGGTCAAGATCGCATACCGCAACTTCCTCGCGGACACGTTCGGTGAGGACGTGGCGGAGGTCATGGCTCGGGGCCTGCCGCGTGCTCTCGGCTTCGACGTATCGTCGCGGATTGGTGCCGCAGACATCCTGCCCTTCTCGCAGCTGATCGCGGATCGGCGCCCCTTCGCAGATGCTGTCGGGGCCATGACCGAGCGGAGCTACGGCTCGGCGCTCGCCATGGGCATCGACGTCTGGGGAGGCGTGTCGCAGGTGTTCCAAGGCAATCTCTTCGAGGGCCTGCGCACGCTGGCACCCGTAGGCCTCGCGAACCCGCTGAACGCGTTCAAGTTGGGAGCAGACGGCTTCACGGATACCCGGAACAACGTGCTGCCTCTGGACCCATCGACGTCGGACATCGTCTACCAGTTCCTTGGCCTGACCCCCGCGCAGCGCGCTGAGTACAGCGAGGCGAATTTCGCCCAGTCGATCCGCCGCGGCGTGGTTACGCGGCGCGCGACCGCGATCCGCAAGCGCATCCAGAATGCGGTGATGGCTGGCAACCAAGACGCGTTGCGCGATGCGCTGGATCAGGCACGCGAGTTCGATCAAGGTGTCGACCCGTCTTTCAGAATACTTCCCAATGTGTCACGATCTGTGGGACAAGCAACCAGCAGGCAGGAGCTGGCCCGTCTGCTTGATGCCCCGCTAGGCGTCAGGGCCACCGACCAGCGCGGTCAGGAGTTGACCGGCTTCATGAACACGAGGTGACGACATGGGTGCGGCAGTACACAACATCGTGATCGAGCAGGGCGCGACGTTCGAGCTCACCGCGACATGGACCGACGGAGGCAACCCGGTTGACCTGACTGGCGTTCTTGCCCGGATGATGATCCGAAAGCGTCACAACTCCGAGGAGGCATTCCTCAGTGTCGACAGCGACACCATCGGCGGCATCACGATCGACGCGCTCACCGGCGTGGTCAGTGTGGAGGTCTCTGCAACTCTGACGGCAGCTCTTCCCGGAAGACTGCGAGGTGTGTATGACTTGGAGCTATTGTTCCCCACCGGGCGCGTCGTTCGATTGCTGAAGGGCCGCGTGCGTGTCGATCCTGAGGTGACCAAGCCATGAGCACAGTCACGGTCATAACGTCGACGCAGACCAACGCGGTCATCTTGGAGACAGATGAGACGGCGCTGACCGTGCAGACGGGCGGTGCGCAGGGCCCTACAGGTGCTCAAGGCCCTCAGGGTCCTCAGGGCCCCGCAGGACCGCCCGGGCCGCAAGGCCCCGCAGGACCTCAAGGTGTGCAAGGTGAGACCGGCCCGGCAGGCCCGACCGGCCCGGCAGGCCCGGCAGGCCCTCAGGGTGCGGACGGCCCCCAAGGTTTGCAGGGCGAGACCGGCCCGGCAGGCCCGGCAGGCCCTCAGGGCCCTGAAGGCGATGTTGGTCCGACCGGTGCGCCCGGAGTACAGGGTCCGGCAGGCCCACAGGGTCCGCAAGGAGATACAGGCCCGCAAGGTCCCGCAGGACCTCAAGGCCTCCAAGGTCCGCAAGGCCTGACAGGTCCGCAGGGACCAGTGGGCAATACTGGCCCGACCGGTCCTCAGGGTCCGCAAGGTGCGACAGGCCCGGCAGGCCCGGCAGGCCCGGCAGGCCCGGCAGGTGCGACAGGTCCGGTCGGCCCGACCGGTCCTCAGGGTCCGCAGGGCACAGGCCTGCTCATCCTCGGCACGCTGGCGAATACCGGGGAGCTTCCTGCCGGTCCCACAGACGGGGACGCGTACATCATCAGCGGTGACCTCTGGGTCGCCAACTCCGGCACGTTCACCAACGCAGGGCCGGTTCAGGGCCCGGCAGGCGCAGACGGTGCCGATGGTGTCGACGGTGCCCCCGGCGCGACCGGTCCGCAAGGACCTGCAGGCGCGGACGGTCCGCAAGGCCCTGCAGGCGCAGACGGCGCAGACGGCACTGTCTGGCGCTCTGGCCCCGGCGCCCCGAATAACGGCACCGGCGTCGACGGCGATTTCTGGCTGGATGTGGATACTGGCGACGTCTACCAGCGCGCGTCCGGTACATATTCCGTGGTCGACAACATCCAAGGTCCTCAAGGGCCTGCTGGTCCGCAAGGCTCGGTTGGTCTGACAGGCCCGACCGGCCCGACCGGCCCGCAAGGGCCTGCTGGTCCGACTGGCCCCCAAGGTCCTCAAGGTCCTGAAGGTCCGGCAGGTCAGGACGGGACCAGCGACCCGGATGCTCGGATCGTCTACCCGGTCGAGGATCTGCAAGGTGGGATCACGCTCAACGAGAGCGGTACGGTCGACAACAACACGTCTGGCCGGCTCCTCACCACGACAGGCACGAACGGTCAGGTCACGATCACTCTGCCCACGCAAGCGACCAGCGCGATCCGTGATGGTGCGATGTTCACGATCGTGAACAAGGGCCCGAATTACACGGTCAGGTTCGAGCCTGAGGCCGGCGCGACGCTCAACGGCGACACGGCGGTGATCGAAGCTCCTGACTTCTCGGCAGTTACGCTCTTCAAGATCGCCCCGAACGACTGGGTCGTGGGTACGGGTGTCGCAGGTCCGACGGGCGCTGCAGGTCCGGAAGGCCCGGCAGGTCCCACAGGCCCGGCAGGTCCGAAAGGTACCAACGGCGATCCGGGGTCACGCTGGTATTCTGGCACAGGCACACCCTCGGCGATGCTCGGCGATGTGGGTGATTACTACCTCGATACTGCCAACGGGGACGTCTACTATTACGATCCCGACGAAGACTGGCTTCTCATCGACAATCTCACCGGCCCGACCGGTGCGACCGGTCCTGCTGGTGCAGACGGCACAAACGGCACAAACGGTGCGGACGGGTCTGTCTGGCGCTCTGGCGCAGGCGTCCCGGCCAATGGGCTCGGCGCAGACGGCGACTTCTACTTGGACACCACGACGGGCGATGTCCACGAGAAGGCCGCAGGCACCTACTCCGTGGTCGACAACATTCAAGGCCCCACAGGGGCAACAGGTCCCCAAGGTCCTCAGGGCCCGCAAGGTACTGGCCTAACAGTCCTCGGCACACTTGCGAACACCGGGGAGCTTCCAGTCTCACCTGCAGACGGCGACGCCTACATCATCGCCGGAGATCTCTGGGTGGCCAGTGGTGGCTCATTCTCGAACGCAGGTGCGTTCGTGGGCCCGCAAGGCCCCGCAGGTGCAGACGGTGCGGTTGGCCCCGCAGGCCCCGCAGGCCCCGCAGGCGCAGACGGTGCGGCTGGTGCCGCAGGCGCAGACGGCTCAGTATGGCGCTCGGGGGTGGGTGTACCAGACAACGCGGTTGGCACGGACGGCGACTTCTACCTCGATACCACGACTGGCGACGTCTACGAGAGGGCCGCCGGCACTTACTCAGTTGTGGACAACATCCAAGGTCCTGCAGGTGCGGATGGC